ATCCACGTGTTGTGGTGGAACAGCGACCCCCTCCCCCCATATAACCATTCCGAAGAACCACGACCGCAATTATTAGCAGGCATGTTCTGGAGACAGGTCATATGAGGGAAGGAAGTTATGCTGCAATCTTAACGAGCTTCTTATACATCCCACCAGCATGAATTGAAATGATTTCGTCGATTGCAAACTCAGCAAGTCGATCATTATACTCAGAAGGAAAGTCATCGGTGTCAGCCAGAACCCTAGCTAGGTAGGCACAGGTGTTATAACCATGACTAATATCCCATGTATTCCATGCTTTAAAATCAATACGGGGATCATAAGGATTGTCTATCGTTGTGATCATGACAGCCATTGGCTGATGCACCTCCTTCTCCTATTGCTTGGTGTGTTATGCACTATGTACTATACATGACTGTACTGTATGTACTATGCATGTACTATACTGTATGTACTATACTGTACGACTATACACTATGCACTATGCTATGTACTATACCGCATGTACTATGCATGTACTATACTGTATGTACTATACTGTATGTACTATACTGTATGTGTTCTACTGTATAACTATACTATATGTACTATACTATATGTACTATACTGGGTATAGTATGGGGACTATGCATAATACTGTATGTACTATGCTATGCACTATGGGTATTGGTACATGTACTAAGTCTATACACTATACTATGCACTATGCTATGCACTATGCTATGCACTATACTATGCACTATGCTATGCACTATGCTATGCACTATGCTATGCACTATGCTATGTCTTAGCAAGGTTGTCAACAAGAGTGGACCTTGGGATACCAAGTGCTGCAGCAATCTCTGATGGGTTTCTACCAGCAGAAACCATAGACTTAGCCCGTGCTATCTGACCTGGTGTGAGTGAAGACCTATACCTAGGTGTAGCCAAAGCCTTCACTTTCTTCATGTCACTGTTGTTCAGTATCGCCCTAACAGTAGTGTTATGTAATGCACCTGCTTGAATGGCTTCCCATTCTCTTGTTAAGAAGGGCACGCTCTCACTACCAATTCGTTTCTTATTAGCACCTGTTTGTATACGTGCATCATTAAGAGACTGATAAGTAATCTTCTTGATATCGTCCTTATCAACTACATGGTTAGCTTCAATCCTTGCCTTAGCAGTAGCATTGGCAACGATCTGTGCCCGTCTTTCTAATGGTGCATTCATTTGTGCATTCTTAAGCTTTGCTTTTAAGGAAGCTACTTCTTTAGAGTAGACAGCAGCAGCGGCTTTAGATGATTGTGGGTTAGGGATAGACACTGCAATCTTACGTGCTGCATTAGCCATAGCCTTCATAGCATTAGCATGGTTGGCATAAACAGTCTCCATAGGCTGACCTGGTTGACCAGGTGGGCCAGATGTCAACTCATGAGCATCCTTAACAAGGGCGCCTAGGTCAACCTTAGTCTGAGCAGGACCTAGAGTAGTAGTCTTTTCTCCTGTACGTTTATTCGTCTTGGTGTAGGGACGCATCTTACCTGTCTCTACATAGACCAATTCGCCTGTCTTAGGATCAATCTTACCGCCTTCAGACTGCCTTCTTAGTCGTCTCTGAGGAACACGCATTTCTTTACCAGACCTAGATATAAGAGTAGCAGCACCTTTATTAGCGCCACCTTGATAATCCTTTTTCAAAGCAGCGATACCATTGTCCTTCTCTGATTGCTTATAATTCAAACTATGTTTCTCAGCATCGATGACTACCATAGAATGCTTAACTGCTCGAACAATATCTTCTGTTGGAGCATGCTTAATACTCATATCAGTGATAAGATTGGAGATCTTACCCATCTCTCTTTGAGTAGACTCTGGAGTCATGTACTTCATACCTGGTTGTTCAGAATATTCAACTTTAGGATCAAAGTCTTCAAGTGCCTTAATAGCGTTCTGTGACTTAACTCTTCCGCTGTTGTTAGGGATAACGACAACAGAGTCACCATCAAAGTCAGCACCAGAAAGTTGTTGAGCTACAGAAGGATGAATACCAATAGCATCAGTAGCAGGTCCCATAATACGTTTGGCTACAGCATTTTTATTGTTTACTGTAAGTTGAGGAATTTCGAAAGGTCCACCGTGTGGATGCCTAACTAGCGCTACTCTTGTTCCGTCATCGAAGTTGGGTGCATAAACTTCAGTAGGACGCATACTAGTAATTGGAAGAATGACGTGACTTGATTGCTTAGGTAATGCTGCTGCCTTCAAACTTACAGCCGCAGCATCTGCAGAGTCAGCAAAATCCAACAATAATTGCCTTCTAACAAGCGGATGCGTAAGAGCGTTAATCTCATCAAAATCTTTTTGCTTAGAAGCTTGTGCTTTAGCAAGTTGTGCAGAAGCTAACGCAATTGGCTGCTTAGAAAGAAACTGAGATGAAAGATTCCTTGACCAATCATCCCAAGCACCTTCTTCATTCACCATGTTAAGAGCAGAAGTAATTTCTTTACCGTTCTTATCCTTATACACGTGTGGACGAGTTATAGCACCAAATGGGTGTCCAGCATCTGTTGGGCCAGTCTTAAGCGGCTTCATAGTATCTAGTTTATTGCCAGTACTCATCTTTGGAGTATTATACCGAATGTCCATTCCAGCAGGTAGATCATCGGCATACATTGCCATGCCCTTCAAGTAATGAGTTCCGTCGACAGCAACTCGTACTTGGGCATAACGAGCAGAACCTAAATCCAATTCAGGAACACCACGTCGAACTTCAATGACGCCGTCCATATTACTTCCGCCTTCATTACCATACCGAACTGCAATTCGCTTTGAACTAATTGAGACCGGATCTGGATCAGGCGTTAAGAATGTCAACCCACCATCAGGTGACTTGTCTGTAACGTTATACACAAGACCTGCAGTAACTGCCTTTCTTGCCTCACCCCAAGTAGTACCAGGAGGAGAAAGAACTTTCATTTCAGTTAAATTGTCTGCAGTACCAAGTTGACGAATCTTAATCAAATGAAGCTTATATCCTTCAGATTCTAGAGCATGAACAGCTGCACGAAGCTTAACTTTTGAAATACCCATATGAAGTTCAGTACCAGCTCCTACATCCAGAAAACCAAACTTCGAAACAAGGTCTCTCAACCGACCCGAAATAGCAGTAATGGTGTTGTCTTTAATTGTCTCGGCTGCTTTAAGCCAACCACGAACAGTTGATTCTTTTCTCTTATCACCAAGCATTCGCTCAGCAATCTGAGTAGGAGAATTTCCCTTCTCCCTATAACGAACGGCTCGTGATACATTGTCAGCATGAATCTGTTCACTAGCATAAGCAATACGATCACGAAATTCTGGACTCTTCATACCCAATGCTTGAGCGATCTCGCCATCAGTCATACCCTGACCGCGCATGTCTTCTAGGTAACCTCTGAAGTCCTTTGCTTCCTGGTAAGGTTGACCACCACTTCCATATGGATAACGACCAGAACGACGAATGGTTCCATAATGCATTAGAAATGGGAATGGATCATGCCTAGACTCCATGGCTACACCTCCTTCATGGCGGCAATCAAGTTATCGGCTACGATGTATCGATCCATGATGTACACAATATCTTCTGGGTCCGTCTCAAACATCTGAATTTCATCGTTCTGATAGATACGGAGATCATACTCAAGCTCCATAGGACGAACCTTATACTCAAGACAGAAAAGAGCAGCATAGCATTCTAATTGGTTCTTAGATGCTAGAGATACGCCGTTCTTCAAGTCATAGATACGAAGAAGGGATTTGAAAAGAGAGTCACGATCTGGGTTATCTCCAAACCAGATAGCATCAGCTGTACCAAATGCATTCTCAGAAAACACAAGCGGCTGTTCAACCGACATACGATAACCGATACAATCGTTCACGTACATATTGATCGTTTTACTATTATTGGGCTGGTGTAGGCCTAGCTTGATAGTCTCAGCAGCCCAAGCATGAAGACGACTACCCAAAGCAGCAGTCATCTGTTTGTCATATGATGCTATAATCTTTTCATCATCATAGTTGATCCAGTGATACTTAGAAGGAGAAAGAAAAGCATGGCGTCCTTCGATTTCAGCATGACGTCTGAACTGAAAGCTCATAGGCCGAACGCTCTTTCCATATCGTCAAGTACGTCTTGACAGTTGAGCGGATGGACGAACGCAGAAAATGACATCTCATTGAACAAGTCAACGTAATATGCTTGGTTGGCTTGGCGAGATGATCGTGAACCACGTTTAGTTTCAAGGATTGCCCAGTTTACACCCCACAAAATAAGAAGGTCTGGGACGCCTTGAATTTGGTTTGGATCCAATTTCATGATAACACAGTCAGGGAAGCGACGTTTCAATTCGTCTTTTAAATCAAGCGCAAATGAACTCTCAAGTTTAAATGACATCGTCACCTCCTAGACGAAAAAAATATGAA